TGCTTGTTCTATTTTGGTACTTACACCCGTATATCCAGTGCCATTTTGTTGCAATGAGGCATATACGCGAATTGTTCCGGCACATATTTGAATCCTGTTTTTAGGAAATCGTATACAAATGCTTTTTGTTGATGGATCTATATAAGTTTCATATAATTTGCTATTTAACTCTTTAACTGCCAGTGCATCTACGAAGAATCCTTCCTCTGTAACAAGCGCAACATCATCAAGCGCAACAAGTTTATTTTCGTAAATATTATTGATTGCTTCACGCTCTTCATTTACCTCTTTTGCCCCGTAATCACTACCAACTTGTTGATAGGTGGTTTCATCCTGAAAGGAAAATGTACCATCATTGTTTGCAACTTGCTTGTATTTTCTCTTGTAATTCGATGAATCCAAAATATCATCTTTGAAATCCGTTCTTAATGGTGTATATGCCATTTTCTTCACCTCTTACCTTTATATTTTCAAATCTGTTGTTGCCATGCCTAACGTTATGCTTAATCTGCGCGGTCTATATCTCTGCAATCCATTATAATAATCTAAGCAGATACGCTCAATCCGATTGAAGTCTTCAAAATCAGGCGTTTTCTCATTTGCATACCAAGTCTTTTTTTCTTCATTATTAAATATAAATGTGCTATTTCTTAATAACTCTAAATTGTCTTCTAGCCGATTAAATTCTTCTGCATACGGGAATTCATTATATCCAATTTTATCAGAACCCATATCTTCAAATGGTACTGTAGAATAAAACGACAATGCCCTTTCGCGAAGATAAGCAATGTTGTTTTTAATTCGGTTGTAATCCTCAAAATTGAAGCTATCTGTGATAGCCCAATCAGTTTTTGGTTCGATCCACACTGCCTTTCCTCCTAGTCACAAGTCCACCGCCAAGCAATCCAGAATCAAATGTAATTTGAGCTTCTTCCACGACTGCTTTCAAGTTTGAATCATATTTGTTTTCCTGTCCAATCGTATCACCACAATCAATTGCCGGTTCTCCACGGTAGTCCAGTTCATATTCAATTCCAGACGAAAAGTAATCAGCAAGCCATGTAGCAACTTGCTTACTATGTTCTACATCAGAAATAATAGGATTCTGCCATTCTTTATCCGTACCACGATTGTTTACCGTCTGAACAGTATATGCCGTAGATACATTATACTTATATCCTTTTACAGTTATATTTACCGTCTCACCAATTGCAACACCAGACACAGCAATTTCAACATAATATGCTCCGGAAGATACAACATTTGCCGATTGCCCGCTCTTTCCATCTTCGATACTCACTGTATATCCGTAGCAAGCATCAGACATATAATAAATAGCATTTTCACCGTCATACGTGAGCGTTTCCGTTGCAAGTTCATCTTCAATACTTGATTTTGAATAAAGATATCTAGCAACTTTCACGTTCTTGATTCTATCAAGCTGTGTCCCAACAGGTGTAGAATATAAATCGTCGTACTCAATCCGATAAGACGTTTCTGAACCGATTGAAATATAATCCACATGGATTCTGCTGTTCGGCTCAGTCTCTACAAATTCGATTTCCATCTTGTCGTATTCTGGAAAATCGTATTGGATTTCAAAATCATTTGCGATTCCAGATTGAATTGTCAGTGTATCGCTCAATACATTATCTGCATATGTCCGTATAATAAATTTCTTTGGAAGTTTGTTGCCAAATGCAATGTAAATACCATATGCCTTGTATTTTGCTTCAAGCGTTCTTGTAATGACTGGATTTTTTGTAAACAGACCGTTTTCATCACTGATAGCAGAACTTACATATCCGGTATTCTGGACATCTTCCTTTGGCAGAAATAGCATCTTTCCATCCGCCAACCATCTATTTTTTTCATAGGTTGCAAAATCTGATTTTTGAGTCTGGATATCAACATTTTTTATATCGGAATAATACGTAGTTCCATTTGATGTTGTTTCCATACTCGGTTGAAATAATGAATGAATACGGATTCTTCCGTAACGGTCATAGTCAAGTACACATCTTCCGGCATTTGCTATGATCTGTAGTGCTTCTTTATGCTTTACTTTTGGAAGCGGATTATGGATAATAACTTTTTTCAAGTAAGTATCCAAATAATAATCATCATTTCCAACACCAGCATCCGTAAGTACAAGAACGGCTAAATCATAAAGTGTAATGCCATTTTCATAATACTGTCCTTTGTAATAGTCATCGTCAATGAATTTCAAGACATCTACCGCCCTAATAGTGGCTTTTTCATCAGATGCACTCCATTCATATACATATAAGGAACCCATCTGAAGCCATTCAATACTACCATTATCAAGTTGGTATCCAATTGTTACATTTAATCGCTGTCCACTTTCCAAGAAGTTGATTTCTGATGCAGGATTATCTACGTTGAATATCTGATTATCATTATGGAGCGTTACACTAAACTCTGATTCCGGTAAATCATCATTGATAGATGAAATGGTTGTCTTATTGCTTGCGTTAAGAATCCATTCATTGTCATATTCCAAACCAAGACCAAATTGAATATAATCAATTCTAACTCTATTGTTCGGGACACTCATTTCAGTAATAATAAGCTCAATGTATGCCGTATTATCAAACACGGTATCTGTCTTGAAAATCTGCTCATTATTTTTAAAATTAACAGATGCACCATTATCAGTTACTACAGAAAATTTTGTAGGATAGCATTCTCCAAATTTGATTGTCAGACCTTTAATATCTGATTTTCCGCAACCAAAATCAAATTTTATATGCATTTCACCAGAAAACAAATCATTGCACGTATATCCGTCAATCCAATATTCATCTGCATTCTCTGGCAAAAAGTACATTGATCCATCAGCCTTAAACATATCCTGTTCGTAGGTTGCATATCTCTTAACTGTATGTTGCCGAAAAAGCGATTTTGGATCAGAAAAAGTAGTGTAATCCGTATTTTCCAGTGCTGCTGATTGTTGCGCTTCTTGATTTATGAGTCCAAGCTGTATCTTCATATACGATTCGTTACGGATTGGACGCTTCATCGATTCTTTATATTCTTTAGAAGTCTGAAACATTTCTACCACCCCGAATCAATAATGTTGACTTTACAGTTTATGTATGCCACTGGTCTACCGGCTTTATCGTATTTAAACACATCTGCCGTTCTG